ATGTACGGGAGCATGTCGACACGACTGAACTCAGCAAGCTTCTTGATCTCGTCAGGCACACTCGGGATCAGCCACGAGGGCCGCCGCCGTCGGCCCTGCGGCTCGCGGTACCGATCAGTGTACAAGTATGAGTGGATGTGGTCCAGCCGCTCCCGCTCCCGGGCGCGGATGGCCAGGAGTTCAGTAACGACCTGGCGAGCCTCGCTCTCGCTCAGCGCCAATGCCGTACCTCCCTCCTCACGAGAAGAACGCCGCCTTGTTGTTCATACGCCGGACTCGCTTCTGCCATTCGGGACTGGCGAGTACGACGTTGCGTACGTGGCGGGCGCCGATCATCGCGACACCCGCGTCGATCTTCTTGGGGCTATCGTGTTCCTTACCGACGCTCATACCCCAGCGATTGGGCCGCCGCCGCATAGCCACGACATGCCGGTACAGTCGTGGGTCGTCGTCGTGAGTGAACATCCGCTTGATGATCTCGTCATGAACGAGCTCGGCCGCCTTGGTGAAGTCCCTGACAACTGTGCCGACGCGCATGTCCCATGCGAGCTTATGCGGAGTCTTGCCGCCCGGTACTGCCCACACCAGCAGCTTGTCGAAGAGCTCGGGCCATTCGATGTAGACGAAGCTCTCGAACTCTTTGACGTCGGCGAAGAAGCCGACGACCTCGTACCTTTCAGCCGCTGCCCGCACAACCCGGTCGACATCCTCGACGGGAACCGTCCACTTCTTCTCCGGGTCACCGGTATGCTTGCGCTGGTGGCGGATCGGTTCCCATACACCGAGCGTGAACACGTGCCCGTCGGACATACAGCAGCCGATGAGCGCGGTAGCGTCGCGGGATTTCGAGCCGTCGAAGAACAGCGTAATCGCCTCGCCGGGCTTGACCTCGCGGTCCGGGTTGCGGATCGCCGCCCATTGCTCGGGCAGAATCCACGCCTCATCGTCAGCCGTGGGCAGGTTACCGTACTTTCGCTTCGATTCAGCGAGGTCGGCCTTCGGCGAGTAGATCCTGGGCATGATGCCCTTGTCTACATCGACCCAAAAGGCGTCGGCGTAGATGCGGCGCATCTCCTCGCGGACNGCCTCGCGGTCCTGCCAGTTCAGGTCCGGCCGCGCAATGACCGCGTCGTAGAGAATCCGCCCCGCCTCTGGAACGACAAGTCCTTCCTCCTGGAGCACCCATGCGTCCCATGTGGCCTCGGCTACCGATTCATCGTCGGGACGCCAGGCGTTGGAGGTCTCCAACATCCGGGCGCCGGACTTCGCCAGGTTGTCCAGTAGGGTGCTGGACAGCTCGTGACCGTTGCGTGCCGGCGTCCACCACTCGGTTTCGTCTGCGACGACGAAGCTGGCCTCCGCGCCCTCAACCGCGGTGTAGCTGGAGGTGATGACCTCCAGAGTGCCTTCGGGTGGCTTGTAGTACTTGACCTTGCCGACGTCAAGCTGGTACGCGACTGTGATGGGACTATTCTTCGCCGCGAACGCCCTGACCATCCGCATGGTGTTGGTCGTCTGCGACTCAGCGGTCGCGACGATCTGCACCCACGGCATGTCGACCGGCTTGCCAACGACGATACGTCGCTTGTGGTCGATGTCCCTTACGCGGACGGGGCCACAGAACTCACACAGGCAGAGCACCGCGGCGAACGGGCTCTTGCCTGAGCCCTTGGGCAGCCGGCGCACGCCGTGCTGGAACAACCAGTTCCCGTCCTCATCAACCGCGTACCACCAGGCGAGGAACCGGAGCTGCCTAGGGGTGAACTGGAACGGCTTGCCGGCCCTAGGACCGTTCGGCTGAATCAGGACGCTCTCTGCCCAGCGAACGATCTCGGGCGCCAGGGTGAGTACCGAGCCGTCGGTGGGGAAGGGAGGAAGGGTGTCAAGCCGGCTAGCCGGTGAGGCGCTGACGGAACTCCTCAAGGCTCACCACGGCGGGGTCGTCGGCGGGTGTGGCCTCACCCGGCTTCGGTCGTTGCAGCTCCATGCGCACGCGGCGCCGTTCGCCCTCGGTAGTCAACAGGGTCGACATGCCGCGCAACAGCGCGCCGAGTTCAGACCCGTTCGGCGGCCGGACCGCGTACAGGATCTCGCCGGTCTCCGGGTGTACGCCGACGGGCCGCGGTCGGAGATACTGCGAGTAGATGTCGGCGATGACCTGGGCGGTCGCCCAGTCGCTCGGCTCGTAGAACGCGCTCTGTCCGGACGCGGCCAGGGACTCGTACCACCGCTGGGCCTTCGGGTGCCAGTCTTCGTCAGCCGGTGGGATGCCGACCTCGGCAGCGCCGGGTGCCTCAGTGATCGGCGTCTCGGGCTTGTTGCGACGACGTCGCTGCGTGGACCGCTTCGGAGGCGGCCCACCGCGGCCGGGAACGCCTGGCATGGCTACCTCCTCGCGATGATCCCAGGGTGCGGCTCGGGCGGGCGCTTACGCGACAGGCGCTTGGCGTTAGCGGCGCGCGCGCCCTGCTGGCCGGTGCGCCGGGCGTGGCAGGCCGCGCACACGCCGCGCAAGTTGTTCAGTGAATGATCGTTCGGGTTGATGTGATCGACCTCGGTCGAGGGCGCCCCGAAGCAGACGATCTGAAGCCGGCAAATCGGGTCGCGGCGCAGGACCTTGATCCTGATCTTGGACCAATCAGGCGGTAGCGGGGCCGTGCGCCAAGACCCAGAGCGCACTACGCCCATCTTGATCACAATTCGTACCTGAAAATGGGAACCGTTGTCAAGTCCTGACGCCNGGAAGNCCCCGAGGGTGACCCGGCCGACGTGACTGCCTAGTCATCCGAGCCTGACTGCCTGGTCATCCGAGCATCACCCGAACGGGTGGAGTCGTCAGGCAAACCAACCCAAACCGCACACGCGACATGATGCGCCCCCCCTAGGGCTGGACGCACCACCCTATCCTCAACCGGGGGCGAAGTGAGGGGATGCCGGTCGGGCCATCACCCCGGCCGGCATCGCCCCCGTCTCCCAACAACATCAACGGAAGGGAGCTCAAAGTGCTCAAGCGACTGGCCGCCCCGGCGGCCCTGGGCCTGGCCGGCGCGCTGGCGCTGGCCGGCGTCGCTCACGCGGATCACAACCTGCCGACCGCTACCGTCAGCGCGCCCGACGACTGCGGCACCACGACGATCTCCACGGCCTGGTCGACGGACACGCACAAGGTAGCTACCGCTGCTCTGGTCGTTCAGACCGACACCGAGCACTACGTGGCACCGATCGGTGAGAGTATCACCGTTGGTCCGTTCGACACGGCCACCGCCACGATCCGGTACCGGGTGTGGGGCGGCGGAGAGCGTAACTACGACAGCCCGGCGCTGACTCAGGCCGGACTCGATGAGCTGATCGCCTGGCTGGAGGAGGACGACACGCGGCTGCCGACCGACGNGGACGCGCCGGGAGTGGCGTGGCACGTAGTGGAGGTCGAGGGCTGCGAACCTGAACCCACTGACGAACCGACCACCGAACCCACCGACGAGCCGGGTGACGAACTCAACTGTGACGACTTCGACACTCAGGAAGAGGCGCAGGCAGTACTGGACGCCGACCCGAGCGATCCGAATNGACTGGACGCCGACGGAGACGGGGTGGCCTGCGAGGATCTGCCGTCCGGCGGCCAGGCTGGCGGGGACGATGACAAGCCCGGCCTGCCGGCGACGTCCGGTCTGACCGCGCTGCCGATCCTGCTGGGTAGCGCTGGCGTACTGGTAGTGGGCGGTACGCTGCTGTTAGTCGCAGCCCGTCGGCGTCGTGTGATGCCGCTGGACTGACAGCTTCTCACTAGCAAGAGGCCCCGACCCGTAGCGGGTCGGGGCCTCTTGCTTCCCCCCGGCGTTCTCCGTTCAACCATANGNCAGGCTGGCAGGCAGCTCGCCCTCTCGGCTGCCGTCACCCCTCCGCGGGTGGTTGAGGTCCCGGCCACCGCCACCCCTCGAAGCGGCGGCCGGGAGTCTCCCGTGGCAGCCGGGCCGCCGCGACCTCTGTCATACGACGACCCGGGCCTAGGCCCCGGGGGGTCGGGTGCGGAGGCAACCGACTCGCCCCCCGGGGTATCCCCACGGTGGTAGCCAGGGGGACCACCGCACCGTACCACTACCT